CGCCTGGCTCATGCGAGCTGCGCTTTCTTGGACAAAGCGAGTCTTGAGAGCTTCCAGTTTGCCGCGTGCTTCCCGGACCAAACGCACTTTGGTTTCCACCACGTCGCGCTTGTCTTGTGCAAACTCTGTGATCTCGCGAGCCAATGCACCCACAATGAAGCTTTCCAGTTTGGCTAGACCTTCGTTATGAGTTTTGCGATCCCGGCGCAGTTCAGTGATTTCTTCAGCCAATTTCTTGGTGAGGAAACCATTAAACTTAGTTGCCGATTCCTGCATTTTACGCTGGAATTTCACGCGATCTTCGGCCAAGGATTGCTTCTCAGCAGCCACGGCTTGGATCTCGGCTTGGAGACCTTCTGTTACCATACGATCTAGGGCTTCCACCATCACGGTCTTGTCATGCTCATAGCGTTGTGCAAATTCCTCGCGGAGTTCTGCACGTACTTGTTCACGGGTCTCATTGAGCTTGGTTTCCCAGGCTTCATTGATCTCCTTTCCCATTTCTTCGGTGATCAAGTTGCTGTCAAGCAATGGTTTCAGTTGCTCAAACATGCTTGGTTTCTCCTTAGATTTTGAGATCCCGGATCAGGCGTTTGACTTCCTGAGCCAGATATCTCTGTACCTTGTCGCCTTCACCAGCATCACGAGCCATTTCAATCAGCTTGTGACCATTACGCATATTCATCAAGCCTTCATAGATGGCCTGAGGATAAGCATTAGGGGCGCTGGGTTGTGCAACCACATCTATCGTAACTATTTCAAAGTCACTGACGTGTCCTGTGCGGTCATCAACATTGCCGCTACCGCGGCTGCTGACACCTAGTTTCACACCTGAAGTGAGCAAAGTCTTGACCAGCTCACCCATAGGGGTAGGCAGGATGCGCAGTTTGCCGCAACCGGCATGCCCATCCATCCACATTTCCTCCACGCTATGGCACACACGATCAATGTTGATCTTGAGATCGTCTGGGTGATCTACCTCACCCAGCACAGAGTGCCCGTTGTGGATCTGTTCGTTAATAGTTTGCACCGCTTTCATTATCTCGTGGCGTGGGTAGATACGCTCGTTAGCATTACGTTTGTCGCCTTCGATGCAAATACCTTTGAGGTAGAGTTTCTTACCCGAGCCGGCCGCGTCGTCTTCAGTAATGATTTCGGCGCGAGCCTGGCTAAAAGTAAGATTTTCTCTAAGATAACGTGGTGTCATCTATATTGACCCTTAGCGACCTTTACCCACAGGGCTCTTGGCATTAACACCAGCAGCCTGTGCAGTCACTGGCTTGGGAGCAGCTTTGGGAGCTGCCATGTCCTTGCCAGGTTGGTTCTGAACGCCCGAGATCAAGTCTTTGGCATCAGGTGCCTTGCGACCTTTTTCGTCGGTGGTATCGGTCTTGACCGGAGCACCTTGCATACCAGCTTTGCCGCTGTTGTACGCCACAGGGCCCGACTTACCATTGCCTTCTTCGCTGGTAGTAACTTTAGGTTTCACTTGCTTGAGGCTAATGGCTTCAGCCATGGGTTCCATTTCGGCAGTGTCGTCAGCAGCGATAGCATCGCCACCTTCGTCAGCACCAAAATCATCGCCATCGCCCATTTCTTCGCCGGCGCCTTCGTCGCCCATCATGCGATCAAAGTCAGCTAGAATCTCGTCCAGTTTGTCTTCGAGGTCGCGAACGTCGTCTTTGGTAGCAGGTTCTTCGCTGCCGCCCATGTCTTCTGCGTCGCCCATGTCATCGGCACCGCCCATGTCATCGGCACCGCCCAGCTCTTCTTCGCCGCCTTCAATTTCTTCTTCGCCACCTTCCATGTTGATGTCGCTTTCTTCGTCCATCTCAACGTCATCAATTAGGCTATCAGCGGCATCACCGCCCATGGCGCCTTCTTCAACTTCTTCTTCGGCAGCTTCATCAAGCTCTTCATCTTTGGCTTCGTCGAGATCTTCTTCGGCATCTTCGGCCATGAGATTTTCATAGATCTGGCGGCTTTTTTCCACTACGATTTCATGGAAAAGCTCGCGAGCTTTGGCTTCTTCATCATTGATCACAAATTCGATCAACTGTTCAAAT